CCCGGCGGACAGGCGGACAGACAGACAGGCGGACAGGGACAGGGCCGGGACAGACAGGCGGACAGGCCCGGCGGACAGACAGACAGGCAGACAGGGACAGGGCCGGGACAGGGCCGGCGGACAGACAGGCGGACAGGGACAGGGCCGGGACAGACAGACAGACAGGGACAGGCCCGTGACAGGGACAAGGGACAGGGACAAGGGACAGGGACAACAAAAGTGCACCACTAATCAGTGGTGCACTTTTAAACAAATGTAAGGCACATCCAATACTTGTTGGATGTGCCTTACATTCACACTGCGAATATTGATACTCTATTATCTGTGCACAAAGTTTCCTGTGGCCTTTCACCTCTCCACCATCTACTATCTATAAATTTGTTGATCTCAAATTGGTTGTCCCATCCACATGGTGGGGTAGCCGATAGGACAGTAATGCTCTTATCTCCTATTTTCAGAGTGTCCTCTTGATTCGCGTACCATCCAGCATCGGTTATGATGCGGACTGCCTCACCAATCTCTTCCGGTGTGGCAATTTGCATGTTGTTATCATCAACATGCCACGGCTGTACCTTTTCGGGGCAAATATGGTCGACTTTATCAAGCATATCAATTGCCATGTCTCCGAAATGCGCATTCCTGAATGACCTCATGACATCCAGTCTTCTTTGGTCTTCCTCAGTGGCCACAGGGAAGTCTCCATTTTTCTTATCTCTTTTATGAAGATACTTTCCCAATGTTGCCCATGCGTTGGTAGCTTCACTCTCCTCGAATTCTTCGACTACATTTGATGCCACTTGCTCACATTTCTTCACGATTTCCTCAACTGCGTCGGATGCCTCCCTCCCGACAGCGGCTGCCCATAGTTCTGGGCTTCCGTCTTGGAAGGTCTGATATCCCCATGACCCCCCTGGGTATCCGACCCACCAGTTCTTCTGAAATTCTTTGGTTACTCCAGCGATCCACTGGAGCAAAGCTATGCGGATTCCCAAAACTTGGGATCCACCAAATTGGGTACTACCGATAATGATGGATAGGCCATATTTCTTTGCCGGCCTGAATTCTTCTCCGTCTCTTCCCGTGCACCACCTATATGCCGTTGCGCGGATGGTGTCTAGAAATTTGTCGATACCACCAAACTCGGTATCGATCTTATCCATGACGTATTCTTCGTCGATTCTCCTTTCTTTAATCAGATAGGCCGCGTCTCTCCACCTGACAATTCTGTTGATGTCTTGGTAGCCAGCCTCCGATACTACTGTAATCCATTGCACGATGGATGACAGCTGGTCTTCTTCGTTCGCGACCGCTTTTTCTGCTTTGGCAAGTAGTTCCTGGATCATGATTCTCCTTGTCATCGGGATATCTTCTATACTCCATCACCCCAATGGAATATGCAACCTGACTATGGTGTCAATACTGTGGCACGCACCACATAGTGGAGGCGATACACTGCCAACAACAGATAAACAACCAGGAGAAACAAGATGACCAGCAGATTCGACTCATACCAACACCGTGCTCACGCCGTGCGAGGAATACTCCGATTCCTCGAATACGATCACCTCACCGGACCAGCCAGAGACGTGAGCGAAGGATTCGCGGAACTCGCTGAGCGACTCCTCAACCAGCTGCCCGACGATCCTGAACTGAGCGTGGCTCTGCGCAAGCTCCGCGAGGCGAAGGACTGCGCTGTCGGACTCGCCGCTGTCACGACCAAGTCAGTCGACTGCTGATCCTGGTCGAGCCATAGCCGCTCGCGCCCGTCGTGTCGCGTACGCGGCGCGCGACGCCTCAGCCCTTCTCTTTCCTGTGGTCCGATTTCCAGGGCCTGGAACGGTGGCGCTGAGATGACGGATCACCTCAGAGTCGTATCGGATCGCCCCATGCCTCCCATATTCAGGGAGTTCCTCAAGCTTTCCGGCCCGTCGCCAAGCGAGGCACTGTCCCCTGACAGTGCTGTAATCGAGTCCAGTGATCCGTACGATGTCCGTCGCTGTCGTGGTAGCTGGCAAGTCAAAGTCAGCTGTGGCCATCCATTGCCACGACGCGACGGACGATACGATGATCTTCATTTCGTCGTCTTCGGTGGTTGGGTATCCGCCGCTCACTGTTTCGGCGGTCAGGCCACGGTGTCTTTTGATTCTGAGTATGGCCAGGACTGTGGATTCTAGATCTTTGGTTGTGATGCTCGCCTTGCTGAGGTCCTGATCGTTCTGTTCGATGATGATCTCGTCATGTCCGTCGAATAGGGTCGATAGGTCCTGTTTGATGTTGTCGATTGTCATGTGAGCATAGTCCGTCGTGCCGCTGGATTATGCAAGGCGTGGTTAGCGTGATGGGGGACGCGCCGGTTGGCGCGTCCCCCATCAGGAGAAGATCAGCTTTTGTCCATGCTGGCCTTAGTGGCAGCCAGAGCCGGTACCAAATCCAGGATCCTGACCGCCTGCGCTCGCCACACATTGCGCTCGCCCTTTGAGCAGACGCGCTCGATCGCCCCTCGGCAGAGAGCGCCGTCATCGAGCAATCGTTTGAGGTCATCCCAATTCTCACTGATGACCTCAAGATCGTTACTTTGTGCGGATATGGCTTGAGGCGGCTCAGATGCCCTTGGCGTGCGTACGCCGACTGGCACCATATCTCCACTCAGAGTCTCGGCTGGTGGCTCGACGGGAGTCGTCACCACCCTTTTCGAGGTCGTTGTCTTGGCGACCTCGACACGTTCCACCATTCCCCGTCCCCGGGTCATGGCGCTTACGATCCTTCCCTCCGACTCATAGGCGAGTTGGATCCGAGCCTCGGCGTGGACGACCATCTCTGGTGAGAGAGCGAGTGTCTCTCGGCGGAGACGACGTGCGATTCGTTCCCGACGGTTGCGCTGCCGCGGTGTGCGAGTCGGGAGGCTGGAGAACATGAAGGATAGTTCGACGTATTTGTCCTCCCGACGCTGGGCATCAGCTTCGGTGTCGGTCTGCTTCCCGGGGCGCTTGGCCCCGATTCGGGTGAGCAGTCTGGCTGGTGTCCAGTTCCAGGTGCTGGGCTGCTCTGGGTTGTCCTGGGTGAGTTCTGTCCACCATGAGTAGGCGACTCCCAGTGGTAGGAATATGCGCATGGCGAACTCGGCTGGTGTTCCAGCGCTGAGGGCGACTACCAGGCCGCCGATGAGTGCGATCGTCCACGCGGCGCGCCCGTGTTTCCCGGGGGTTCCGTGCTTGTCGTTGTGTCGTTTGGCCCGCACGAACGACAGGAACGTGAGGGACTCGACACCGAAGCAGGTTCCCATGGCGAGTGGCCACGGGAGGGGGTTTGCCAGTTCCCTCGTGAGCAGGGTGTACATGCCCTGGGCGGTGAGGATGAAGATGAGGATGATGGTGGCGTGCCAGATGATGTCGTCGGCGCGGCCGATTGAGGCTTTTTCCCTCCATTTTCGTTTGATGGCTCGGAGCGCTGAGACGCCTATCAGTGTTCCGGTGAGGATCAGTGTTCCGATTATTGCTGGATCACCATAGATTTTCCAGTAATGCGTCAGCTGGTAGCAGATGTTTGCGATGTCCATGGTGCCCCTTTGGTGAGTGCTTGGATATACGCGCGACCCGATGGTATATCCACACATCATGAGGTCGCAACCAGAGGTTATTTTCTCTGGTCTGAGAATTTACTCTCAGTAATCACCCTTCCTGGGCCTGACCTCTTGGCCTGATACATGGCTGAGTCGGCCACGCTGATCAGATCAGACAGGACCTCATGCCCATTTCCACACTCGGCTACGCCAATGGACACCGTCAGATTCGCCCTGCCATCAGGAACAGCTAGGGGAGTGGAGACGGTGCCACTGATCTCACCAGCGACGCTCAGCGGGTCGCGTCCGCTCGGGACGATGAGCAGGAACTCATCACCCCCCCGCCTGATGGCGGGACATCGTGTGGCGCGTAGGGCATTGGCGATATGTGTGATGGCTTTATCCCCAACCTCGTGACCGTACCGGTCGTTGATCGCCTTGATGCCGTCTCCGTCGATCATCATCACGGCCTCAATCGAGGCGTCGCTGGCCTGGACATGATTCCAGTACTGGCGTAGCCAGCGATTGTTTCCCAGCCCTGTTAGGTCGTCGTGTGTGGCGTCGTGCGCGGCACGCCGGAGCGCCGCGCACTCTCTCGTGAGCCGGTCGTTCTCCGCTTGGAGTCGGAGATTTTCGGCTCTGAGTTCTTCTATTATTGTTTCCCAATTGATCACAATGTCACTTCCCGTAGTCGTGCCGTCTCTATGTAACCACTGGTTGTGTTCATCTATGATGCACGCTATACTTTTGGTTGTACAGGGCGATGGGGAGACAAAATGCAGATCATCAAAGTTGGACGCGTCGGAAGTGGCACTAGACTCCACCTCGACATCGATGGTGTGTCTGGTTGCAAGAGTGGATCAAGGAAGATCCACTCAGTACGTGACCTCGACGTCGCTAACGCGATGATGGTCTGTAAGAAGTGCGAGGATCGGGTCGTCTCGCTGATCAATATGAATGAGATGGATGTCATGCGCTCAGGTGGTGAGTGGACATCTTGGGGTAGGAAGATAGTCCGAAAGGGAATCGCCATAATCGACGTGTTCGACGAGAGGCGCACACCAGCCCGTAAGGCGGAGGCGGCGAGCGTGATCGAATCCGTCAGGAAGTTTCTGGCTGATGGGCTTGACGCAGCTGTACGTGTGGTTGATCCGTTCGTGGTCGATCCCATTGAGTCCGTCCTCGTTGACGAGAATCAGATTCCACTCTTCTAGTTCAGCACTTCGTATGCGCAGGAGAACCATCCGTATGGGTGACATGAAAGGACATATTGATGACAGAGAGTAATGCCATTTCGATGATCAATGGATTGAGTGATGACGCTCTCGCCAACGTGATCAGAGCGCTACCAGCGTCGCGGCAGCGCGTGATCGCCGAGACGCTACCGTTGATCGGTTTGCGAACGGTCTCTGAGATGATCAATACGACATATCAGACGACGAAGGTCCTCCGGTATCGGCGTGAGAGGGAGCGGGGCTCGTATCCGGCTCCAGACAGGCTTCCACCCGATGTCGCCATGGGGACGGGGATCGCCCTGTACCTGCGGAGTGAGGTGGAGGACTGGGGAATCAAGTGTGGAAGAATAGTTATGTAGGAAACAATACAAGTGAATAGTACAAACTAGGTCCCATGTATATACATGGGACCTAAACTATTTAATACACAATCGTTCGAGGTCGCCGGCCGTACCGCGAGGAGAAGACAGAAGGGGGAACCCCGAAGAGTTCCCCCACGCTGTCAAATCCAATCCCACGAAGATGGTATCAGCCGACATCCACGCGGATTGCGAACTGGCACCTCGTGGCAGCATATTCGGATGGTGAGAAATGGTGGTAGGACAGAAATCAGTGCCCGGGACAGAGAACGTATCGATGCCGCCATGAAGGAATACGAGGCGACAAGGGATGCCGCCACGCTGGAGTACCGGGAGAAGAGAAACGCCGCTCAGCTTGCCAGAGACAAAGTGATCGTAGATATCATATCAAATGGGAAAAGAGGAACAATGGCTAGTATATATAGATACCTTGGATACACCGTACAAACAGTACGAAATATGAAACAACGAGTCGCCCAGGCACGGGCGAACGAAGAATTTGGCGACACCAAGGTTCCTTGGTGACCACACAAAAGAGAACCGCACCCCAATCAAGATTGGGGTGCGGCGTGATGGAAAGACGAATCAGGCGACTAGGCGCTCCACCTCTCGGAGCCCCAGCACGAGCGACCTCGCGTACGCTCGCGCTTCGACTTCGGCGGAGAACAACCCCTCATGCTCGACCTGTTCCCCATATCCGGGGATCGGTCCGCATTTTATCGTCTCGACGTTGTACGCGGCGTCTGGCCTCGTGCAACGAACTCTCACAACTCTGTTCCCCACGGGGCAGTCGAGGGCGTAACCCTCACCGATTCTTGAGCGAATCTGGCACATCCACGCGTACGGCAATTCCGAGCCGGCGGTGATCCGATATGCCCTGCACGCTTCCCCGCGTCGGCACGTGTGCGAGTAGTCGGCGGGGACAAGGTTCAGTGGGGCGTCGTCGACCTCGACGATCCTCGACACGTGTCCGTGTCGGGTGAGGAACGCCTGCACGATTTTGGATGTACTCTGTGTCATGTCGGATCTCTTCTCCGTCTGCGCCCCGGGGTGTCACAACACCACCGGGGCATCCTGTTTTGTGCCCCAATAGTAGCACCGTTCGTTGCCTCGGATCAACCTTGGTCCGAGATGTGATGCGGTGCTAATGTCTGCCCATGGCAACACAGAACCGGCGCGGCCTGACCGCCGAGGAGAAGATGAAGATCGACGGAATCGAGAACGAGTACACCCGAACACAACGAGACGCCTTCGCCGAGTACCGACGTATCACGGCCATAGCGGCCGACCGGAGAGCCGAGAGGCTCTTCGACCTGATCGACTCAGGGCCACGATCGACACAGGCCCGGGTCACGGAGTACCTCGGTCTGCGACGTAACACCCTCACCGACCTTCGGCGGCGCTGGAGGCGGCGCTCCGAGGAGACCACGCCAGACGTGTGATGATCCCAAGCGTGAGCGGACGAGGTAGGGTGTGAGAAAAGGGCTCACCAGTTAGCGCTGGTGAGCCCCAATCAGGAAGCCGCGATACCGGCAACCCGACGCTGAGGTTAACGGTAGCATCACGCGGCTTCCCCAAGTTGAGGGGAACGACGTGGTTGACACTGGGATCTCGATCTCCAGCAACATCGAGATCATGATCGAGACTGAGCGACTGAGTGATCATTTCCTCATGAGCCCAAATGATCTTCATCGTGGTATGGGCGAGTGGGCGGGTCTCACCCTCAGGGCACGAGCCCTACTGGCAGCACTCCTGACGACGAAGTCAGGGTGGACGACAAGCCGGTCGGCGGTAGACGCGCTCGCCCCGGAACTGGGAGTCAAGGGCGTCACCACGGTGCTCAATGAGCTGAAGGCTAGAAGATTCCTATACACACACAGAGTCAACGCTGGTAACGGTAAGTTCACATGGCGCTGGTTCGTGTACCTCCGGCCTAGGGCGGAGGGGTTCGCCTCAATGGGTGCCGAAAGTTATCCACAGGCACTGCCCTCAGGGCATGATGGTGGTGACCTGCGGAAACAGAATGTTTTCCCTGGTCGCACCATACGGCCCTCAGCCACCGATGGCCAAGGGCAGTCCATAAGAAGTACCTCTCTTTTAGAAGTACCAGAAGAACTAACCCCCCCTACCCCCCACGTCGTCGCGGCCGGCACCGCGCCGGTTCCGGCCGCGACGGAGGGGGAGGGAAGCTTCGCAAGGAAAATCCCAACCCAAACCGAGGAGCGCTCCGAGAGTGAGGGGCAACTCGTCCTCAGGGACATCTGCCATCAGATGCCACCCAGTCTCATCCCCATCAACGGCAACCGGGCGCGCCTACTCGTCCTCGCGAACCGGGCGCTATCCGCTGGATGGTCACGTCAGGCCCTCGTCGATCGCCTTGGCGGCAATGGGCTTGAGGCCCTGGACAATCCCGGCCGTGTGTTCGGGATGCTCCGGTATCGGCTGGAGCATGTTGGAACACCGGAGGACTACCGTCCGGTGCCGTCTCGCCCCTTGGTGGCGGGCCGTACACGGCACCACCGGTACGTTGAGGATATGGCTGGCTACGACCAATGCGCCGTGTGCGGCATGGGTAGGGGCAACTTCAGACATGGCGCGGATGCCCCTGAGATCGTCCCTGCCGAGATGGAACCCGGGATTGTGGCCGATGTGTCGGCTACGCCCGACGAGGCCGCTGTTAGGTCTCTCGTCGGCGCGTTCCGTGGGCTGTCGATGTGATGGCCGCGAAATCTAGATTGGAGAGAATAGAATTGAGAAACGACGACGTTCTTATCGAGGCCCTCTTCAGCGGTGAGGAGTCGAGGGCGCTCGGAGCCGACCTGAGAACACTGATCGAGCAAGCGGACACCATGATCCGAATCGTTGTCGCGCTCCGACAGATGTCGGCTGGTCGGCGTGGGAATCTCGACAATAGCGACGCCTATCGCGCTGTCGTCGAGCTCATGAGCCTCCGGAAAAGGGTGAACGGCGTATTCGACGCCGTCATTCGCAACTGGCCAGGATCGCATGATGAATTGGCCAGCGCCTTGAGTGTCTCCAGTGCCGAGGCGCGAAACAGGATGTCGGAGGTGGTGAGACGACCCGCTAGCCTAGATGAGATGTGGGCTCTACTCAGCCCCTTGGAGTATTGATGATCGATATCGATACTGCCCGGAGGGCTGTCATTGGTAGGGCGTATCTGGTTGACGCCGTGGTGGCCACGTCCTCGACGACGGGCCGAACAATCCTCACCGACGATGAGACGCGCGACATCTACTCAGATTACCTGAGGGGAGTTCCACCGGTGAGGATCATGGAAGAGCGGCATATCGGGCGACACATCCTCATCAGGGTCATACGGAGGTACACGCGCATCGTTGGCCGCGCTCACCGGATTGGCCTGCCGGCGGCGGTGATCGCCGAGATGTTCAGATGCTCCGAGGTTGTGGTGCTGTTCGCGTTCGGTGACGATCTTGAGTGATGGTCGTTCTGGGGGCTAATTCCCAACCACAACCGCGTCAGGGACGTTGAGGGCACGCCAGAGTTGATACTGGCGTGTCCTCGGTCACTGTGTCTTGGCGCGTTTGGTGGTACCGACTTCCCTCATGCCGTGCAGTACGGCATTATGGGGTGATGAATGTCAACGAAGAAGCCCGGGACGACCAGGAGGTCATGCCGACTGAGAGACTTGCCAGTCTCTTGTACGGCAGGCCAGAAGATCAACCAGAAGATCAACTGGGGCGAGAGGCGGCGCGGCGTCGGCGTCGGCGGCTTAGTGACGCGGCGAAGGAGGCTCGCCGCATGGGCCTGGTCCCCGTGCCGGATCGTAGGTCTGGCACGGGGCAGCTTCTGTGGCCCATTGAGCTGGTGACTCTGGCTCTGGCCAATAGGAAGGGTCGGGGCAACTGGGGGAGACGTGGTGTGTCACTCGGTGGTGGTGAGTCGGGACTTGCATAATGCCGTGCAGTACGGCATTATGAGGGAGTCGAAGTCAGAGACACGACGAACCAGGGAGACGACATGACGACCGTAGACCAGATCATGAAGGCATACATCCCATACGCAAAGATCTCCCGGAATGAGGCTCGTAGCGTCATAGACGCACTACGAACCATCCCCAGTTTTCGGGAGGAAACGTGGACAAACTCATTCGTCCACGGAAGATACACGTCACCGAGCGGTCGATGGACCGCTGAGGATGAGAGTGGCCAGGTGGAGATCACCTGGTCAGTAAACGCCGCAAACGGAAATGACAATGGCTACCTCGTTAGCAGAGACTCGTGGTGGTGGAGTAGCCTCCGCAAGGCGGCTATCTCGTATGTTACCAATTCTGAGAGCCATAACGAGTGGCTACTGAAAAAGGCGGTGGAGTACCGCAGTAGTGCTGATAGGCATGAGAGAGAGGCTCAGAAATTCGTCGTAGAGGCACATCGGGATATCTTCGCCGCGAAGAGTTCGCGGAGGCGTGGCATAATGGAAGACGCGGTAGCGCAACTGAAATGGGCTGCGCGTGCGCGGATAGACGCAAAGTTCCAAAAAGAACAGGCGGATGATGATCGCTCCTATGCGGTCGCGTATGAAAGAAAAATAGATGACGAAAGATGGATCGTTGGACAGGTCAACGCCAGGATAGTCGCTGGCGGTGAGCTATTGAAAAATTGGTCTGCCCCGCTGCGGGCAGATCGTAATTCCAACCCACACTGTGGTAGAGAAAACATTTCGGGTGGGGTATTGAGCCCCATTGCAACATGGGAACGCGAACTATTAATGAAGTAGTATGATTGGCCGCTCCGAGATGGGGTTAGCACCTCGGAACGGCCAGCATCAGGATCTTAGGGTGTGCTGGAGCCGGCCAGCCAATCGCGTGTCAGGGCGCGGCACCCACTGGAATCCCCATTGGGGGAACCAAGTTGAAGGGACTCACCATGACCACTACCAGAATCGACGTTGACGCGGCATTGATCGCCCTAGGGGCGAAGACACTGGATGGCCAGCCGAATCGTCCATGTATTCGTGGCGGGCTCAACGGCATCGAAGAGATCTACAATGCTGCCTCAATTGAGGTAGCCGACGCTAATAGTGTCCTCAAGCGGTTGATGGCAGCCCTACACGGTGCGTGGAGTCGTGGGAATGTTGAGTTCAGCGCGGAGCGCATTGGGGAACCTATCGGTGAGGAGTACGGGACATGCTGGCAGACATCTGCCAGGCTCCGCATCACAGTGTCTAGCACAGGTGGATTGTGGAAGCACCGGTCATACAGGATGGTCACCGTCGCCACGGTGACCGAGGATGAGTACGGAACTCATGGCTGGTTCGGTGGACGTGGCGCGGCCTACGTCACTAGCAACGATGGGGAAGACGCGACCGTGTTCGGTGGCTACGCGGTTGGCGCGGCCATAGCGCACCTGTATTTCGCGCGAGGTTGCGCACGACGGAAGATTTCTTCTGTGATCTCCTCTGCGACGTCTGAACCGGCTCCCGCGTGGCATGCCCACGCTCGTGGGGAACTAGCCGAGCTAATCAGTCTCGGCATGGATGACGAGTGGCATACTCCAGCTTTGATCGCACTCTCTCATGCGACCGATGAGATGGTGATCAAAGCCGTTGAGGAGTGGATCTCTCTGTGGCCAGAGAATCCTGCCAGGGCTAAGGCCATGCTGGCCGAGACACCAGACGATTGGTCTACTGGGGTGTATCTCCTAATCGAGCCGAAGACTCGTAAGTTCCTGGCGGACACGATCAATGATGTGCTACGAGAGGTGAAGTGTGGTGAGGGCTGAGTCGCGTCTGACCGCTCCGAGATGGGGTTAGCACCTCGGAGCGGCATCACCAATTGTATTGGGGTGTGCTGGAGCTGGCCAGCCAATCGCGTGTCAGGACGCGACACCCACTGAGGTTTCCATCGGGAACCAGTTGAGTGAGGAGAGAAATAGATATGAACTCGATTCGGGACGCTATCAAGCGATTCGAGATGGCGCGTTGCCTACTGAATTACGGATTTACAATTGAACAGCAAACGCTCGACACCATCCTCGGACTCGATGAGTTCTTTCTTGAGTCCGAGTGTGAGGAATCAATTAGAGCTATTATGGTGGAATATGCGAATACGCTTCTCAGGGAGCGCGACGAACAGGAGTATGGTGAATTGGACCGCGAACTCACATATTCATCTGTTCCCAGTGTCGATATAACCAATCTTACGATTAGTTATATGAACGAGAGTGGGAATATGTGTATCACGGTTCGTTCTGGAAAGCTGTTGATTGTTAGAACAAATCAAATGGATCCAGAGAGTCCAAATGATATAGCCTTGTGGTTATTGTCAGATGGGGATAACAGTTTCGAGTTGAATAAACTACGGGTTATCGAGGGAATCTCCGTGCTCATAGCCCATGGCATGAGCGTAGAATACGCCCGTGATAGGGCGAGACAACATCACATTGAGTGTGGTGTTGAGAGTATTATCCATGAGATCGATAGTCGTAGGGTTGGTCTATGGCTGTTGGATAGGAAGTGGTGTCAGTACGCGTGGCAGCGTATTCCGGGTGGGGATACTCTGCCACCGGAGGTGCGTGGTATGGCTAAGACCATTAGATACGCTGTTAGCTCACCGGTGTCACTGGGTTAGAACAAATAGGTAAATAGGTGTGTCCGAGGCTGGTCGGGTATGGGGTTCGAGTCCCTACACACCACTAGTTTTTCGTCTATGCTCTGTGCGATGGAAGATCATCTCGTGGATGGTGTGTGTGGGACGACGGCGGGATGTCGGACACACACACGTCGTGGTGAGAGTGTGTGCGAGCCGTGCCATGTCGCGTGTCTGGAGTGTTGATGGTTGAGTGCGGAACGGCCGCTGGGTATCTCGGGCACCTGTATCGGGGTGAGGTTCCCTGTGGTCCGTGTCGAGTGGCTCACTCGAACATTGGGTCTGACGGGTGTGGCACGATCGCCGGATATGGTCGGCATATCAGGAGACATGAGCGGCCTTGCGAGAGGTGCCGCCTGGCGTGCCGCCAGTGGCATCGTGAGTATCGGAGTGAGCGTGGGCGTACGGGTGTTCTCCGTGGTTATAGGCGTGCGAGGTGCGGGACTTTGGGTGGCAGGAGTCGGCATTATCGTCTTGGGGAGGAGGTTTGTTCGGCGTGTCGGCAGGCGATGATGGATCATGTTAGGGCGATGCGGAGTGGTGGATACGCTATCCCAAATGATTTCTTACGTTGTGGTACGAATGCCGGGTATCAGGCGCATTGGATAAGGGGGGAGACGACCTGTCCGGCGTGCCGAGAGGCGCACAACGCGTACAACAGGGCTCGTAAGGAACTCAAGCGTCATGATCATCAATGAGTTGACCAGCGCGTGGTCAATCTGGGTTGACGAATAGACTCATATGACTGATCATGGTGATATGTCACTGAGCGTGAATGCTGTGAGGACGCGCCGGAAGTGGCTGCCCCCGGCAGTCACACGGCAGCGTGAGCACGCCTATGTCGCGGACGGTACGACGGGTCGCTGCCAGTGTGGCCTACCACGCCGGAACGCCTCACACACGACGACGACGGTGTCCATTCCCCCCAGCAAGATGGGCATGCTCGCGCTGTTGGAGACCATATGGCACTGGTAGATACCACAGGTGTCATCAAGCCTGATCAGTGATAACCTCACGGTATGATAGACGCTGCCGAGAATGAGACCCGTGGTGAAGTGCCACGGGTACCGCCACCCGACAAGGCGGCGGACATGGGAGAAATCCTACGATGGCTCGCCACGGTATCGGCGCAGGCGGGAATGCCTGTCTACGTTGAGATCATAGGGGAGGTATTCCAGGTCACCGTTACGCTTCCCGGCATGGTGGCGCTCACGGCTTGGATGGCTATCGTCGGCGTCGGTGAGTGCGTCTCCGAGAGTGATCATCTTGGCGTGTGGAATACCGCCGAGACGTCTCAGCAGGGGAAGTGGAGTGTGCGGATGAACTGCCACATCATCCCCGTGATACGCAGATGAGTACGATTGACGTAACCATCGGTGATCTGACAGCCATCGTAAACCAAGATGATCTTGTTCCCTGGATAGCCGGATACCAGGGAAAACACAAGATCAATCTATCCATCGTCGCCATGTGCGACGATGGAGACTCGGATGGTGAAGTCATCTCGGTCAAGGCCACATCGACTGAGACAACGAACCTGAGAACATACCGCGTCCGAAGTGATGACACGGACTGGTCACTACCCGAGAGATGGGTACTCCCATGGTGCGCGGGTCGCGCCCTGGCGAACGGTGTCGATCTGGCCAGTCTCCTGTCCGTGGGGAGATACTCCCACCACGACAGGCGAGTAAGGGCGCTCATGGTGGCAGACCATCATGGGTGGATCGAATATCTTGGATACGATATGGAAGGGAAAAGCGATGGTGTCAATCGACCTGGACGTTGAGGAGAGTCATATGGGGACGAGAAACGTAAGGAGGTTCTACGTCGCGGCCGCGTTCACCGTTTGCTCGGCGCTCATGGTGTCGGCGCTCGTCGCCATGATGAGTGATCTGCGCTCCGGCGCGCTAATCTTCGCCGCGCTGTTGTCGACGGCCCTTTGTCTGTTGGTGGTCGATGGCGCTCGCGACCTCACCGAGCGCAGAAAGAAATAGGACTGTGGAGACACTCACCGCGTCTTCTGAGATGCGCGCCGCCGTTGCCTTCGGCAAGGTCGCCGCGTTGCTGTTTGTGATCTCGTTCGCCGCTGGTGTGACGGAAAAAGTGGACCTCACCATGTTCGTCACTTCTAGTTACTGCACGATTGTTGTGTGCAATGGAATTATCTTAGGTTCGTCCGGAAAGACTAAGAGTAATACCAGAGGTATCATTCAGGAGACATGAGATCAATCCCTGGGGTATACTCATGGGTGGGTGCATACACTACCAAAAGTGCTGCACCCACAAGGGAGCCCCATGGAATCAGAGTGCACACCACATAACGCGATCGACGACCAAGAGACCGGCAATAGATACTATCTACATCCTCTGACGGGAGAACGCTTCCTGTCGGCGACAACGGCGCTCTCAATCATCACAAAGCCGGCACTCCTCCACTGGTACGGGCAACAGTCGGCCATCAGAGCGGTTGAGAACCTCGGTCGACTCAACCAGGCCGCACACGTCAAGCTCTGCGATAGGGGCGACTGCGGACACTGCCTTACCTGCCTCATGGCGGAGATCAGCCGCGCGGGAACCGACGAGCGCGACGCCGCATCCAGCCGAGGAACCAGACTTCACTGGGTCGCCCAGCAATACGCCTTGACAGGGCAGATTGTTCCGCACGACGCGGACATCGAGCCCCACGTCAGGAGCTTCCTCGACTTCGTCCGTGTGACGGAGGTCGAGTTTGAGGCCTGCGAGGTGACCGTCCTGGATCGTCGACTCATGGTCGGTGGGACGCTCGACGGCATAGCCCGATTCGGGTGGCTGTCGAAGGCGTACGGCGACCTCATCGGAAAGTCGATCCTATTCGACTACAAAACATCGAACAAAATCTATTCACGAGATGGGTTGCAACTCGCCGCGTACAGCGACGCGGAAACCGTCCTACTCCCCGATGGGGAGGAACTCCCCCTCCCCGACCACGACCGTGACTGGGCGCTATCCATACAGATCAACGCCAAGGGATGGTGGCTACGACGCTGCCCAGTCGGCGAACTGGCACATCGGAAGTTCGCTCGCGCCGCCCAGCTGTGGCGCGACATCAACGAACCAGACCTAGATCTGGTTGGCAGGGCGATGCTCAAACCACGACCCAAGAAGGCGAGGAGATAATGGCACTCATCGATGTTCAGCGTAGGATGACACGAACCGGTGTCATCCGAATGGGAAACAGCGTCCCCACGGGAAGAAGAAACAATAAGGGTGAGGAGATCACGAAGCCCAACAAACTCGACAGATTTCGCGTCACAACCCCCTACCAGAACGCGGCGGAGGCGATCGCGGCACTCTACGGAGGCGACATAACCACCTGGCAGAGCCCACGTGGCCCAGAATTCGAAGTGCTCACAACCAGCCAGGCACTACCCGTGCTGGTACCCCGCCAGCGCATCGACCCCAACTACGAGATGTGGGGAAAGAACCTACGCCAACGGCTCTGCGATGGTGGCACGGAACGCCTCCGCGACACCCCCTGCCTATGCACACAATGGGACAACCACCAACACAAGTACCGCGACGGTATCTGTGGTATCTGTGGAGTCAGCCAACGATGGACGGGCGAACCCCATACACACGACTACGACATGGGCACCTGCGTCACCTGTGGATGCCACAGGCCCTGCAAACCAACCACCCGACTCAGCCTCCTACTCAAGGGCGTCCCCGGCGCCGGAATCTTCAAACTGGAGTCGCACGGCTTCAACGCCGCCTCCGAACTCCCCGCACTGGCGGGAGTCATCGAGACGATCGATGCGCCACTACCGGGCATCCTCGGAATGCGATACGAGAAGACCAGCAAGATCAGCATGATTGATGGGCGGGAGACCGTGCGAGTACGCGAGTACTACGTGCCAGAAATTCGGTTCGACTGGGTTGTGCCAGAGGCCCTGTTCTCGCGCACGGCACTCGCCGAGGCCAGCCGCACCGCACTGGAGAAACCCGTTCTCCTCGCGCTCGGCGCCAAGCCAGAGTGCGAGCCACTGACACTTGAAGACGTCCTACACGTGGCCCTCGCCGCCACGACAGTCGAGGCACTACGCGAGCTGTGGAAGAAGGCCGGTACCGCCGGACTCCTCGACGAGTCCCTCAAGAGGACGCTCACGCGGCGGAGGGAGGAACTCGCGCGAGCGCCATCACCATCGACTCAGCCAGACGCGACCGAGGTGGTTGACGCGGAGGTGATCGAGGACTGATCGGTGTTGATGGAACAACATTTTGGGGACGTCCAATCGGACGTCCCCAAAATGGTATGCGGATGGTTTCCTATTCTCCACGGACTGTCATAAGCGAACCATCCTTATTGGACGCCACATCAATGATGATTCTGGCTGACCCGTGTGGAAGATGTCTATAGTCATCACATTCGCCGAGAGAAACCACATGCGCGAGATCCTCATGATTTGACTCAATGGCAACCTTGATCTGGGTTCCCTGTGGAAACTCAATGAGACTGACGCCTCCAGTCGAGCTGTGAATGATGAGTGTTCCCCAAATCCCATACTCCTGCGAATCTGACAACGTGGAAATCTCCGGCTGAAACATGTCGTTCCCCTATTTGGCGATATGACGTTGGTGCATGTCGAGAATTACCTCAGAACCAACAAGACATCCCCTATCCGCGTCTCGTTGAATACATATTTCAGGTGGGACATCTCGCATGTCCCACACCTCGAATCTTGATTCAGTGTCCTCAGCCACGCATCGCGCGTCATACAATATGTCATCATCGAGATATGTGTTGTCCGATACGATATCGTATCCATCGAGTAGCAGATCCCTAATCATAGCGTACTGCGATATGGTAACGGCGTTCTCGCACTCATCGATTTTGGATTGTCGCATTGAGTGAAGCATCACCCGCAGATCATCGCGGTTGACGCGAGCTCTGTGTCTCGGGTCCTCGGAAACCCAGGATCGGGCGCGTGTCGTCTTCCCACAGCCTGGTATCCCTCTCGTGACGACTAACAAACTCATTGTTATTTCTCGATTCCTAATTGACATCGATGACAATAGTCTCATTATCATATCGGGACTGATCCACTAAGTGACGAACTGTCACATTGTATTGGATGACACCACTATCCGACGCACATGCCATCATACATGAGTCGTCACCATTCCTGATGGCACTCTCCACCCTTAGGAGTAGTGCTCTCAGCAGCATCTCGGAACTGGTGCCACTATGTTTGTCGGTTTGACCTGGACTTGAGACGAGAGCGTGCCAGGCTCGCTAGGTGATGGTAACGGTCGCTGACAGATAGGCCGCTCTCGCGGAGACGCTATCGACTCTGATGAGTGTTTCCATGGTCGTTTCCTCTCGTCGCCGGCCACTGATAGCCCAGTGACCAGCCAATTTCCATGGAGCGTTGAGTGTTACCGATATGACGATACTAACATCGTTGGCTCCATTATTGTGCTAACACTCGGATACTGAAATGATCAACATATGGTGGTTCCACTGAGGGCCGTGTTCAGCGCGCCAACGACAGAGGAAGACAGAATCGCGGCGACTCCCATAAGGAAACCATCCGAGAGAACCATCCGCTCACGTGGAAGGCCAACGGCCAATACCAAGTGCCCTGGCCTCTACCCGGATTCCGACTGGGAGCGCATCGGACACGAGCTGTCCACCGCCGCCGCCGCCGTCAAGGAGAAGAGAAGAAACAGAGATCTGGCCGACCGAGAGTATCGGTCGGCGGTACTCGCCCATCAGGAGGTGACGCGCGTGAGGGACCAGATGATCAGGGACGACCCGAGGACGCCAACTCAGTTGGAGGACCTCATCGATTTGAGACGATCGCGGATATCGCAGATCAAGAATGGGAGCGTCAGTGAGTAATCCACGTAGTGAGACTGCTGTCACCAGAGCGATCGCCCTAGTGTTCGCGTCAATCATGATGATCATACTTTTCATGGTGATCATGATTGTGATGTTCGCGCTGTGGCAGGGCATACTCTGGATCAGCCCCATCAGCTGATCTTTAATGGGGCTCACCCGGCATCGAAGTGAGCCCCACGGATTGGGTTCCGCTCAACCATCCTGGGAGCGGTACACCCTCACCAACATGATCTGACTATACACGGCTACTCTGACCTCAGTAAACAGCGTGAGACCAACGCACGCCGTCTACCAACCAGATCCATCACATCAACATGACAGCCAATTTTCGTTGGTCAGGGATAGAATCAGAGCGTTTTGCCTGATGGAAGCTTCGAGTCACGATCTGCGGGCCTGCCCATTCAAAGGCGGGTGGTTGACGGGGGGCACTATTGGTTCATGTCTTCCACCGACCTAACCTAGTCCGATGTGGAACTAACCATCGACCCCATATGATCATTATCGTGTAGGCATAGGGGGTGGAAGGTCATGGCACGCTCGGAATCGGTGATAGCACGAGTGACGTTTGGTCCCGACAGGCATCCGTGGGATCAACAGCCCCGTGAGTCGGGTAGGCAGTACAGCAGATACAGGGTCTATCAGGGTCTTGGCAGGATGCGATCACTCATCGACACCAACAAGACACTTGCCACAGTAGGTGACAAACTTACCTATGAGTCGATTCGCCAACTGTCGGCCAAATTCCGGTGGTCAGAACGCGCGACCGCGTGGGACCGACACATGGACGAAAAAGACCTTGAGAATATCCGCGAGACCAGAAGAAAGACAATCGAACACCAACTGGCGGTCGCCAACGGCCTACTCCTCAAAGCCGCGACCGCACTACAAAAAACCGCAGCAGAGGAACTCGACCCACGAGCGATCGCCACCTGGATCAAACTCGCGGTCGACATGCAATACAAGGCCATCGGAGACCCCACACAAACCATAAGCCTCACCGGACCAGGCGGAGGCCCCATACAAACAGAGGACCTAACCGGACTCACCGACGACGAACGACGAACACGACTACGCGACCTCGCCATAGAAGTCGCCCACCGCGCCGGACTCGCCACCGTCGAAACCAACACCGAGGAATGATCATGGCAACCACCGACGTCCAGTCAACGGGCAAGAGCCTCGGTGAACTCGGCAACGCGATCAGCGCGTTCACCGGAATGGTCATCGCGACCGCCGTCGACTTCGGCCTGCCACTGAGTGACGCCCAACAGGTCGACATCATGTACCTAGTCATCACAGGCATAGCCCTATACCAGGCCATATACACAGCCCGCCACAACAGCACCGTCGCCAGAGCCATCACCCGCACCAGAAGGGCCAAACCCAATGACAACCCACCACGTTGACTACGTCAACATCGATGACCTCCAAGAAACCCCGGGAAACCCCAAGGAACACGACATACCCGGGATCGCCCAGTCGATCGCCGCACTCGGCTACGCCGAGCCCATCCTTGAGGACGGCCGCACGGGCAGGATCGTCGCCGGACACGGAAGAGTCGAGGCACTCAAACACCTCCGAGACAACCCCGGCGTACTCGCCGACGCGAAAGCCATCACCGGAGACCAAACCCCGGGACCACCCCGGGGCGTCAAACTCGGACCCAATGGTGAGTGGATGATTCCCGTCGTCCGAGGATGGGAATCGGCGAACGACGACGAGGCGATGACCTACCTCATCGCCAGCAACCGCTGGGTGGAGATGGGTGGGTGGGATGACACCGCGCTCACCGAGATGCTCAGCACGCTGACCAGCCATGGGGGAAACCTCATGGAGGTCACCGGATACACCGGTGAGGACCTTGACAGGCTGGTGTCGAGGATGGCCCTGCCAGACCTTGACGACTTCAAGACACCCGATGAGGGTGAGGATGACTCGCCCCAGTCAGGAATTGGGCGACAGGTCGAGTGCCCCGCCTGCGGCCACACCTTCACCCCATGAACTATGGCGAAGAACTGTCCGCCGCGTGGGCAGATCATCTGAGGCCACGACAGACTGACGCCCCAACTGTCGTCAGTCTGTTCGCCGGAGCTGGCGGGTCATCGCTGGGGTACTCGATGGCCGGATTCCGTGAGCCGCTCGCTGTCGAGTGGGACAGACACGCGGTCGCCTGCCTTCGCCGGAATCTCCCTGGTGTGGTGGTGCACTACGGTGACGTGTCCGAGGTTCGGCCCGACTCGATCCCGCTCACCCGGGGATCTCTGGATGTGCTCGATGGGTCACCACCATGTCAGGGCTTCTCCACCGCTGGGAAGCGGCTGGCTGGTGACAGCCGCAACCAGCTGTTCCATGAGTATGTGCGGCTTCTGCGGGCGTGGATGCCGCGGTGTTTCGTCGTGGAGAACGTAGCCGGTATGGGCACTGGCGTCATGCGCCCCATATTCCGCGAGATCATGGGTGAGTTGAGGGGTTCGGGGTACCGGGTTCGGGCGCTGGAGATGATCGCCTCGTACTACCGGGTTCCGCAGCGTCGAAAACGAATGATCATCATTGGTGTCAGGGATGATCTCGATGTCGAGCCGTCACATCCCAAACCCATGTCAGCGGAGATCACCGTACGCCAGGCACTGGCCGGCATGGAGTCCATCGGCAAGACCGTCGACTTCTGCTCCTCCCTCAAGAGACTGGCACCCCACATCCACCCTGGGGGAAACGCGAAAAAGGTGCTGATCAAACATGGGAAGAAGGGAAATCACTATGGTTTCAATCGGCTCGACTACGACGCCCCATCCATGACGCTCCTCAAGAGCAGCGGAAATCGAGTCCTCCATCCGAGATTCGACAGGGTGCTCGGTACAAGAGAACTGAGTCGACTTCAGTCGTTCCCCGATGAGTACGACTGGGGGGACAGTGGCTACAACCAGATACAGGAGCGAATCGGGAACAGTGTTCCACCGTTGCTCATGCGCGCTGTGGCGACGCATCTTAGGAGTCTCGTAATGTAACCGTACTTTGCGTCAAACCTGCGGTATGATTGATGGATGGAGGAAAAAGGGGAACCACTACATGAGGCAGCCGTCGTACTCAACGACATCGAATATGAGCTGAGAGGCGCACAACTCAAGGTCGCGCGTCTCCAAGAGGAACGCCTCAAAGCCCGAGAAAGACGAGCAGCAGCGATCGCTGCCATGATTCATGAGAATCCGCGAATAACGCACACGAGGCTCGCCGCGTTGTTCGGGGTGTCGGAGGGAACGATACGGATCTTCCGATCCAACCTTGCCCGCGCAACGGCGGAGGGAATCGGCGATGACTCCCCGCCGGCATGAGGAATCCGATGTCCAGAGTGCGATCATCGCCGACGCTCGGTTACCTCGTGTACCACACATATGACTCGCGTAGATGCGTCCCGTGTTTCCCTGACCTGGTCATCGTGGGATATGGGCACATAATCGTCTTGGAGATCAAGACGGACCGTGGCAGGGTCACGGAGGCACAGCGACAGTGGATGACCCAACTGTCGGCCGCTGGTGTCGACGTCAGGCTGTATAGGACCAGTGAGTGGAAGACACTTGATCTCCACAATGAGTTGGTCGCGCTGAGGCGCCTGGCTCGGTCGCGCCAACCAGTTGTTGAGGAGCCACTGAATCTCGCCGCTGTCGAGCTGCGCTGCGAGCGGTATCAGAGGATGCAGCACGCGGCCAAGGCGATCGCCTTGGCGGCTGATGTGCCGGCGTTGCTCCGGCGTATCGGTGAGCTTGAGGAGAGGCTCAAGTGTGTTGATTGGGTGACACAGCGAAAATAGTCGTAGAGGAGTCGCAAAATACGCCAGACATACGCTACACTTGGGACTCAACCAAGGAGAGACGAGAGAATGACCAGACGCGAACGAATCCAGGACTACCTCGACACTCTGAGTGACGTCGAGATACGAGCGGCCAGAATCCGATTCACAAACGCTCGTAATAGCGTGACAAAATGCATCGATCCCACAACGGGAAGATGCGTCAATCTCGCGGCAGTCCACGAGCTTAACAAGGCGGAGACAGAACTCCGTGACATAACGGACAAACAAAACAGGGCGCTCCGCGCGCTGGACGCGCACACCAGCGACCTACCAATCGGGACATTGCTCCTAGTCACGAAGTATGAGAACGCCCACGCTCGCGTGATAGAGAGACGCGAGCACAACCACGCTCCAGATGATGGCGCGTGGTTCGACATCAATGGCTCAGACATGATGACCTTCGAGGAGGCCATCGGATGTACCGAGACGAATCCTCAGGGCGACGAGTGGCAGCGTCTGTACGTTGCTAACGAAGTCGATGATCTCCTCGATAGGTATGGTATTCCACTCATATAGAAGATCACGGTGATACCCCATCACAGTTAGTGGTGGGGTATCACAATATGTGTGATCACCAAGTCAAAAACGAGTGCCCTGGCAATCCGGATTCCCCCCGGTACCAGGGCACTCAACTCACCGCTCACTTATCCTCTGGCGACGGTGACTAGCCAGAGCCGCAAGACATCCGCTCAGTGGAACGAGCTTTCCCTACTAGCACCAGCCACAGCAGACCCTCAGGGGATCTCTGAGGCAAAGCGTGTGGCCAGTCGTTTGGTACGCCGACGGTGAGCCACTGATCATCCCATCGGTTCGGCCGCGAGATGCCTGCCCCCAGTATAGCGCGCCTCGACAACGCCAAGTCGGCACCTCAGTCTCACCCACCCAAAGCGTCGTGGGCGAGATCAACGGCCACCTTGAGATGCCCGATCGCCACATGATCATCCTTGTGTAGTGTGACCAGCCTTGCCACGAGATCCCCAAGGAACTCTGGTCCGCAACGGTCGAACAGGGCGAGAAGCTCCGAGACGATTGCCGCCGCGCCATCGGTGTTCATCAGATATCCGACCCGTGTCCGGTCGGTTGTCCTGTTGATCCGACCGTTGAGGACCATGTACAGGGCGTCGCCCCTCTCATCGTCCGACCACTTGTCGACAACACAGACCTCGATACTGTCGATCAGCACACAGTTTCGCATGTCGATGACGACACCCGCACTGTCGCGGGAGCCTCCCACCCCGACCATCGACCCGCCGAGCGCGCGGGGATCGTCGCCATCACTTGGCTTTCGTGATCTTCTGAGCGCCATGTCTCCTCCAAGAATGTGATCATGATGTCGTTTGTCATGATGACATCTATCATGACGGCATGCCCCACACTCCACGCGGACAACCAGGCCACACCACCGGACATCTCTGGCAACAGAGATGACGACCATGGCGTACAGCCCACGTGACCCAGGATCCATGACGGACTCCGAGCTACTCGAAGAGATCAGACGACTCGACTGCCTTGACGACAAGGCGTCAACCCGGGACCCCGTGAGCCTGCTACACAGGATCATGAGGGGATATCGGATACGCCCCCACCTTGAGATCATCGCGGAACAGCTGGTACGCGTCGAGCGGGGAGAGATTGACCGGCTCCTCATCACGGTCCCACCACAAACGGGCAAGAGCGTCACCACCGTCGTCGGTGGCGCCATGTGGTGGTTGACCAGACACCCCACTGACAGGATCATCGTTGGTTCCTACGGTGACAGCCTCGCGGTGGATCGTGGCCGCGAGATCCAGGGACTCGTCACCGAGCACGGTGGACGCTTCGGCCTACGGCTGGCACGGGGCGCCTCATCCGTGCAGGACTGGCGGATCACATCTGGCGGTGGTGTGCGATCAGTCGGTGTCGGAGCGGGCATCGCCGGTTATCCCGGCGACATCGTCTTCATCGATGACCCCCACAAGAACCGTGAGGAGGCCGATAGCCTCCGTTTCCGGGACCGTGTCGAGCGCTGGTTCTCCGCTGACATCGTGTCCCGACTGTCCCCCGGCGCCCCCACAATCATGATCATGACCCGGTGGCACGAAGACGATCTCGCCGCCAGGGTAACCAAGAAGGAGGGAACCACCGACAAGGGTGGCCGCTGGCAGATCGTTCGCATGCCCGCCCTGTGTGACGACCCACTGGGGGATCCCCTCCACAGGTCCTTCGGCGCCCCCCTCCCACATCCAAAGATAAGAATTGGTGATGTCGACGGGGCACTACGACACTGGGAGGACAAACGCCGCTCATCATCAGTGCGTGACTGGTTCTCCCTCTACATGTGTGATCCGCGGCCAGCCGAGGGCGCCCTACTCACCCGCGAACTGCTACGCCAACGACGCTGCTATGAGACGAACACCTGCGACCACGAACCCATCAGAGCGGCCGTCGCCGTCGATCCCTCCGGTGGTGGGCGGGACACCGCCGGCATCATCGGCGGATACCTCGGATCGGACAAGCGCCTATACATCACACACGACTACTCCGGTGTGATGCCATCGGACGCGTGGTCCAGAAGGGCGTGTGAGATGGCCGTGGATATCGACGCGGACACGATCGTCTTCTAAGCCAACTATGGGGGAGACCAGGCCCTGTCACTGATCCGTACCGCGTGGGACGCGCTACGGAACACCGAACGCGAGGTCGAGCGGCAACGAATACTCTCCGACCAGCCGAACATGACGGCGCGACGACTAGAGCAGCTGGTCGACAGAGCCAGTCTGAGATACTCGCGTCTCTGCCCACGGATCACACGGCGTACGGCCCGAAAGAACAAGCGGCTACGGGCCGAACCAGTCGCCCAGCAGTGGACGGAGAACAAGATCTCCACAGCCAACTATCTTCCCGAGGTCGAGGAGGAATGGGCGACCTGGCAGCAGGACAACACAGACTCGCCGGGAAGGATCGACGCGACCGTGTATCTCGCCATGGAACTACTCCCCACACCGCCAGCTGGATCGAGTACAAGGAGTGACCCACCGGTGGGTAGTCTTCCCACGACGGGGATGTCCCCACTCGGTCCGAGTGGTGGAAGTAGCGGATTTGGCCCATTGGGATGAGAGGCAAGGCGTGCTACTCGACATCTTCATCATCATCGTGTGGCCAGTGGTGACCCAGATGACGGCTCACGCCGTTGGCGCCCTCCGAAATCACAGGAAAGATCTGGACAACGCCGTGAGGCTCAGTGGCGCGACGTCGATCGGATGGTCTGTCGCCGGATCGTCGGCGCTCGTGTCCGGTGACGGCATTCTCTTGTATCCAGCTGTCGCGATGTGGGGATTGTGGACGGTGGCCACCATCATCACCGCCATGGTGTCCGTGTGGCAGAATCGTGGTCGGTTCATCTGACTGTGTGGTCGGAGGCGTCGTGGACACGGATTGGCGTGTCCACGACGCGCACGAAGATGACTCAGATGTGGGGAATGGTCACATCGGCGCGTTCCGCGCGTAGGACCATCCACACGGACAGTGGAATCCGGAACGATCCCTGCTGCCCCCAGTCGGCTCCCCACGAGTTGTCGCAGATGATGTCCATTCCCTCGATTCCCCTTGCGAGGAATTCGTGGCCACCGACCATCTCACCGGTGGCCCACACCCGACCGTCTGAGTCGGGTGTGAACATGCCCTCATACCAGGGTGCCCCGATGAGTACGGGGCCCGCTTGTAGGGCGCCCATCAGGGTGGCGGTGGTGAACGCCCAGGACCATGAGCTGATTAGTCCGAGTGACCGCGCGGCCTTCGCCGCGGCGTTGCCCGATGATCCCGTGTCCTCTGGTGGGTACTGGCCGGGGAAACTGTCGTATTGGGTGGCCAACGAGTAGATCTCGACGGCCATCTTCTGATCGTATTGGTCGGCGCCGTCGGATGTGATGACGTGTGGGGCGCATCCAAGCCAGCCGGTCATGGCGTTTCCCGTGCATGATCCGAGGTCGCCCTGATCGAGGATGGGGCTGTGGCGTGGCCACAGAATGTCCCTTGATCTCGTGGGGCTTGGTGTCGCGGTGAACGCGTGGTCCCTGTTGCGTGGATCATGGTCGATGACGCGCCCGAGTTTGTATGACATGGGGGTAGCCTACTGTCCACGATCCTGTTCGAGTCATTGTCCATGATGATTGACCTGCGACTTTGAACATTGGTTGGTTTTTGACCAATGATGTCGCGAGACTATTTGTGGGCCTATGATCACGGTATGATGCCGCCCAACACCATGTTGATCTTGTATCTGTTGGCGGTCGTTCGACTGACGACACTCGTCACACACGATCAGATAACAAGACCGGTACGCGAGTGGGCGATCGGACACTTCGACGCGACCCGCCGAACACACAGACTCCTCGTATATCTACTTGGCGAGCCCGATGGCGACGCCATCGGATGCCCATGGTGTGTGTCCATCTGGATTGGGGCCATCACGGCGCCCATGATGTGGGCCTGGTCCAACCAGCCATGGATGACCATCATCCTATTGGCGCTCGCCGTCTCACAAACATCGGGAATGATCTACACATTTGGGCGGCACCAATGAGACTTGGAAGACGCGCCCGTAAACGGGCGTACGAGGCACGCTCCGAAATGGACCCACTACTCAAAGAAGAGGTTGACAACCTATTCAGCCCACCCCTCCTATGGATGTTCCGCAGCCAGGAGGAGATCGACCGCCGCTTCACACGAATAGTCACAGAGGGTGTTCGACGACAACTATCCGAGAAAACCACCACCCCAACCACGATCACCGCCGCCGTGTCCCGCCTCAACATGGACGGCGCGTCATGGCGAAACTTCAAGTTCGGTGATCGCGCCTGGCAAACCGACGCGTGGCGGCTCTACGACATCACCGGGCAACTACGGTTCGTCGCCAACTGGGTGGGCAACTCGGTTTCCCGATGCGATATGTACGTCGCGGAACTCAACGATGATGGTTCCCCCGGGGCAAAGGTCACCGACCCGGAGATAGCCTCACTGGCGGCGGGACCACTGGGTACCGGAGACAACCGCGCAGAGGCCCTACGCCTCATGGGTATCGATCTGTTCGTCGCGGGTGAGACCTATGTGATCGTCGAGGCCGGGGGCGCCGACGACGGAGACGACCTGTGGTGGGTTGTCACAGCCAGACAGATCCGACGCTCCGGTGAGAAGATCACCGTAGTGCGGTCCCCCCTCCACGGTGGCGGAACCATGGAGTACCGCGACGGAGTCGACCTCATCCTCCGGTGCTGGACACCACACCCCAACGACACATCCGAGCCAGACTCACCCGCGCGGTCGGCGATCCCCGACCTCCGCGAGATGGAGGCACTCCGGAAACGCGAGTTCGCCGAGATCGACTCGCGGTTGTCGGGTGCCGGAATCCTCGCGCTGCCCGATAGTCTCCAGTTGCCACGGGGTGACACCGACCCAACGGGTTCCGATGGGTTCTTCGCGTATCTGATGCGCGCCATGGGCCGTTCCCTACGTGACCGGTCGTCGGCTGAGGCGATGGTCCCAATCATGATCACGGGGCCAGCCGAGGACATCGACAAGATCAAACACATCACGTTCTGGTCTGAGCTCTCCGATCAGATATCCGTGATGCGCGAGGGCGCGCTCCGCTCACTGGCACAGTCCCTCGACATCCCACCCGAGGTACTCCTAGGACTGGGCGGAACAAACCACTGGTCCGCGTGGGCCATCAGTGATGAGGCCGTACAAACACAGATCAAGCCGGTACTCACCCGCATCGGAGCGGCACTCACAACCGGCTACCTCGCGCCGGCCTTGGAGGCACTCGGACACGACCCATCACGCTATGTGTATGTGTTCGACACGGCGAAGCTGACAACCCGGCCGAACCGAACAGCCGACGCGCTCCAGTACCACGATCGTGGGCTGATCTCCGACGAGACGGCCAGAGACGCCGGAGCGTGGGGCGACCAGGACATCCCAACCAGCCAAGAGCGAATCTATCGGCTCTGCGTCGAACTGCTTCGCGCCTCACCACAGATAGCCCTCTCCGATCAGGGAATCAGACAGGTTCTGGGGCTACCCCTAGGCCAGACCACCACCGTGGCCACCGAGGAGACGACACCACCCACCGAAACCGTGCCAACCACCGAGGTCGAGGAGAACAATCCACCTGAGGAACCCACGAACACTGATGACTCTGGCCAATCACCCCCACCGGTGATAGCCGTGGCGGCACGACTGGCCGCACGCCGCGCGCTGAGCCTCGCGGGCAAGAGACTCGTGCCCCACTCCCGCCGACCGGCGAACGTTCCATGCCACCAACTACACGTCGGATACGGGCCGGTCGACAACCAACGAATCGCGACGGTCATCGATGGTTGGCAAGCGGAGTTCACCGACATCGTTGGCGACCTCGGCATGAACCCAACAAGATTCGCCACGATCGTCAACGACCACTGTCGGGATCTCCTCAGCAGGGGAATCGCCTACGACGATGGACTCATGACAGACCTCATGGAGGCGCCGTCAACGGTCCGGACCCTCATGGGCATGGCGGCGAACCATGGCTGATCCAGCGTGGGACGGTGTCGGGAACGATCCGTGGCTCACCGCGCGGTTGGCGGCGCTCGCCGAGTTCGCCATGTTGGAGGAAGACATTCGGGAGGCCATCTGGTTGGCGCTCTCGGCGTGGCTCGTGCGGGTCAGCCGCGCCGTGCTCTCCTCGATTCGGCCGGATCCGGCCGCTGTGTGGTCGCTCAGCCCGGCGTGGGACACAGAGGTGCGCGAGATCGTCAATGGTCCCATCAAGGCCGCCGTCCAGAGCGCCTACACACCGCTGCTCGGTGGTGGATATCCGGTCGACTCACGGCCCTATGTCGTCCAGCATCTCGCCGCTGTCACCAACCGTATGGTGCGCACACCAGACGATGTGTTCGATCTGGTGTCGGCGCAGCTATCCGATGGGGCGAATCAGGGTGAGTCCGTTGACAAGCTCTCGGATCGTGTCGAGAGGGTCCTATCGGCCACAGACACCGAACGGTGGCCCAACAGGGCGACGGTGGTGGCCCGCACGGAGGTCATAGGAGCGCTGAACGCCGGCCGGCACGACGCGTTCAACGCCGTGTCGGAGGTGACCGGCGAGACGTACGAGAAGATGTGGATCACCTGTCTCGACAAGAGGACCCGTGAGACCCATCGGAAGTCGGACGGCCAGAGGGTTCTCGTCGCGCGGCCGTTCGTCGTTGGTGGGGTGAGTCTGATGCATCCGGGTGATCCGACGGGTCCGGCACGTGAGGTGATCCAGTGTAGATGCACAACCATCCTACTCAAACCAGGCGAAAACATAGATCTAACAAACAGACCAGTAAAATACTAGCGAGGTAGGACAAATGGGAACACCGTGGAGGGGCATGCTAGCCCCACTCGACGTGCCAACCGGCGACAAACGACGCTTCCTCTCAACCGGACTCACCAACCGGGAACTCCCACTCGCGCTCAAATGGCAACGCGCGGACGTCGAGGGACACGACGGAGGTATCGTCATCGGATCATTCCTGCGAATCAACAAGGGAACGGTCCAGGAAGCCATCGACAACGAATGGATCGACGCGAAATGCGTCGAGAAATCCCAACTCGACAAGAACATGCTCGCCTCATGGGGCAGTGGAGAACTCTTCGACGACCTTGACCCAGCACAGTTCGAGCGTCTCCTGGGCGACGTCGCGGAGGCACGCGTCCTACTGGAGAAGGGCGTCATCGGCCCATCCGTGGAACCTGGCGAGTGCACCGTCGTACTCGCCAGAGCTGGCAGCGACGAGGCCATCAGCGAGACCGAACTCGACGAACTCATCTGGTCCGAAAATGGGGAGGAACTCGAACTTGAGATGCTCTTCACCACCTACGAGATCGCCGCGGCCTGCCTGGTCAGCGTTCCGGCGTTCTCCGAGTGCCGACCATTCGAACTCCTCCCCACCAATGGTCCCATCACAGCGGCCATCCGCGATCAGGGATGGGACTCCTTCCCGCTCGCCGACCGAGAGATGGAATGGACCGTCGCGGACGCGGAACCCCGGATCGCCAGCGACGCCGGACTCGACACGGACAACCCCGACTGGGGACGGTACGCGGAGGCATTCCTGTACCAGGACAAGAACGCGAATCCCGAGACGAGGGGAGCCTACGGCTTCCAACTCCTCGACATTGTCGATGGAGAACGAGTCCTGGTTCCCCGCGCCGTGTTCACGGTCGCCGGAGTCCTCTCGGGATCCATGGGGGGAACGAACATCCCCCAAGCTGACCAAGACGCCATGCGCTCTGTGGTCGAGAGACTGTACGAGAGGATGGCCGAAGAATGGGATGACCCATCTGTGATCGCGCCATGGGTGACAGAACAGGCCTCCATCGTCGCCGCGCTGACAGCGGCGGCACCAACATATGACGCCACCCTGTTCGGTGATCCTGGTCTTTCCGAGATCACTCCCATCACCGTCACCGACAATGGGGAGATCTTCGGACACGTCGCCTCACACGATGTGTGCCATGTTGGGATCCCCGGCGAGTGCGTGACAGCACCGATGTCGAGCCGCGGCTATGTCGACTTCCACCGCTATCCGATCATGACAAGTAGTGGTGAGGTCATGGCGGGACGGATCACGGTCGGCCACTCCCAGCACGTGTGCGCATGCGGGAACTGTCGAGGACGAAACGACGATCACGCGTGCCTCAACCTTGACGCCCACGGATCGATCAGCCACCACGACCAGATGTCGACGGTCGCATGGGTGTGCGCGGGTGAGGACACCAACAACAACGCCATATGGGTACACGGTGTGATCAATCCCAAGGCCAGCGTCGAAGACCTCGCGGTGCTCACCCGACGCAAGGTCTCCGGAGACTGGCGACCAATCGCCGGAAACTCGGAACTGGTCGAGGTCCTGGCACTCAGCCGCGAGCGTGAGGGCTTCCCGCTCCCCCGTGCCCGTATGAGCGCCGGCAGGGTATTCGCTCTCACAGCCGCCGGCTTCGTCCACCCAACCCGTACCACACCGCCGGCTACCGTGGAACCAATCGACTACGAGCGCCTGACCGATCTGCTGGCTGGGAAGCTCGCCTCACGCATGACGGCCACCGTCGCGCCTCCCGTCCTCGCCATCGATGTCGATATGGATGGCCTCCAAGCGGAGTTGGAGGCCGCTCTCCTTGGGGGGAACAACGCCCTCGTCGAGAGACTACGAACCGAATTGGAGACGATCATCTGATGTGTTGTGGGCAGAGGGTCGCGACTGAGCGCGCGGCCACGAGTAAGACGGTGTGGGTTGTCACCTTCGCCAATGGTACGAAGACGACGAAGGTGTCGGAGATATCGGCGAAATTGGCCGTTGCTCGTTCCCCGGGCGCCACCTGGGAGAAAGTGACGCGCTGACCGCCAGTCCATGGGGGGCACGTCGTGTGGGCGTGCCCCCCTCGTCACGCCCAAAGGATGATCATGGAAGATGGAAATGAGTATGACGAGACTGGACGTGGTCTGGTCATACTCGTGCCGATGCTCGGACGTCCGCATCGGATTGAGCCGCTGGTTGAGTCGATCACAGAGACAGTACCAAATGCGGACATACTATTTATAATGTCCAACAACGATCCGATGATCAAATCACCGACGGTGATCAGACAGGTTAACACCGGACACTGCCGGGCGATCACAATCAACTACCAGCCAACCGGCGACTACGCCACAAAGATCAACACAGGTGTCAGGAACACAGAACACCCCCTGATATTCACAGCTGCCGATGACCTCGAATTCCACAGCGGATGGCTCAAAGCAGCTACAGATCAGCTCAAACCAGGCATAGGAGTCGTCGGAACAAACGACCTCGGAAGCCCAAGAGTCATGAGAGGCGAACACGCCACACACTTCCTGATCACAAGGGCGTATTCACAACGAGGCACGATTGACACCCCCCACATGATCATGTGCCCCCACTACCCCCACGAATACGTGGATGACGAACTCGTCGAGACGGCCAAAAAACGGGGCGCGTGGGCAATGGCCCTCGACTCACACGTAGAACACCTACACCCAAACTGGGGCAAAGCCCCAATGGACAACCTATATCGACAACAATCAAACCGTATGCGCAGAGGCAGGACAATCTACCTCAGAAGGAGATATCTATGGGCTTGACAGTGGAGTCAACCACCGTCGTCGTCGCCACCTACGGCCAACAACAATGGATCAACCTAGCGCGCATCAGGGCCATCCCATCAGCGCGAGCACTCGGATGCCAAGTGATCCACGTCCACGGAGACACAATCCACGGAGCCCGCAACGAGTGCGTCAGTCAGGTCACCACACCATGGGTCATCCACCTGGACGCGGACGATCAGCTCGAACCCGGTTACATCACCGCGATGTCCAGGGGAACCGCCGACGTCAGGGCACCCATGGTGCGCTACATCCAACGCGGCCGGGGACTCAGACCAGCCATGCCACGGGTCGCCGGACACGGACACGCCTGTACCGCCGACTGTCTGACACAGGGCAACTGGCTAGTCGTCGGCGCCGCCGTCCGAACGGACCTCGTGCGCGAGGTCGGCGGATGGCGGGACTTCAGCTGGTCCGAGGATTGGGACCTTTGGCTACGCTGTCACCTGCGCGGGGCGAAGATAGAGGCCATCCCAACGGCCGTCTACCGGGCGTTCACGCGGCCGGGATCCCGTAACCGTGGACAGAGCGCGGAGGCGCGCCTCGCCGCGCACAGAGCGATAGAGCAGGCCAACGGACTTGGACCCGGGGGAATCAGACCATGACGATCGCATTGGTGATCATCTCGGATGGGCGAGATGACTACCTACGACAAACCATCAAATCACTACACAACGTGGTTGGGGAGATCACCGAACGCTGGATATTCGACGACTCCGGAGACGACGACTACAGACACCAGCTGAGGAACGGACACCCCGACTACCAGCACATCGGAAACGGGACCAGGAGGGGATTCACACACACGATGACCATGGCATGGGAAACACTGTCCACCACCTCGGAGGCCGACTGGATACTTCACCTGGAACAGGACTTCACATTCAACCGCCAAGTGAGTCTCGACGACATCACATCGGTGATGCGATCCAATCCGCACCTCGCGCAGATGGCGCTCAAACGCCAACCATGGAACGACGAGGAACGCGCCGCCGGCGGATTCATGGAGATGTACCCAGAAAGCTACGTCGACCACTCCGATGGAGAGCACAACTGGCTGGAACACCGTAGATTCTTCACCTGCAACCCAAGCGTCTATCCACGAAGCCTCACCAACATCGGATGGGAACAGGGCATGAACACGGAGGGACACTTCGGACTACGACTCTTCCGCGAGGGAACCCCACAAACAAGGCCCGAGGACATCCGATGCGCATTCTGGGGTCGCCGAGATGACCAACCATGGGTATACCACATAGGAAAAGACCGAATCGGCATCGGATACTAGGGGAAGAGAACATGCGTGACCTCACAGTCATAGTCCCAACCAGGAACAGGCCACACACCATCACCGAGATGATCTCCACATTCGAGGAGACGACAGAGGCGAACACAAATCTGGTGTTCGCGATCGACGACAACGATCCAACAATCGGCGAATACATTCTAACCATCACCAACGCGGACTCAAACGACGTCGACCTGTTCGTGGTGTCACCAGCCGAGACAATGGTTTCGGCACTGAACGCGGCCGCTCTCAACGTGATATCGATTGACCAGCCATTCGCCATCGGATTCATGGGAGACGACCACAGGCCACGCACCCACGGATGGGACGTCGACTACCTGACGAAACTCCATGAACTCAAAACCGGAATCGTATACGGCGACGACAAGATCCAGGGCGAGTGGCTACCAACCCAATGCGCTATGACATCGGACATCATCAAGGCACTCGGATGGATGTGCTACCCCGGGCTACGGCACCTATATGTCGACGACTTCTGGAAATATCTTGGACGGGACTCAGGCTGCCTGGCCTATCTCCCAGAAACCATTGTCGAACACGTGCACCCAATCAGAACCGGAAAATGGGATGACGGATATGTGAGGGTGAACTCGGAGCGGATGTGCGACGCCGACAAGACAACATTCAACTGGGTAATGTCCAGTGGAACTCTCGCCGAGTGTGTCAACAAGATTCGTGGACTGAGGGAACAGAATGGCTGAGTGGAGATTCTTCGAGGTGGGGTCGACACCCGAGTGCGCGACCTCGGGATGGTACGCGGAGAGAGACAGCGCTCCACACATCGATCAGCCAAACCACAGGCCACGACTCGAACTGGCATGCGAACACATCAGGCGAGCGTCCGAGACCCATGATCTCAACACCCTGGTTGACCTGGGCGCTGGTGATGGTGGGCTGCTCTCGATCCTTCCCCCCAACATAAATGGTTGGGGATATGATCTCCAGCCATCGAATGTGGCCATGTCAGGAGCCCGCGATGTCGACGTCATATACGCCGACGTGCTACACGACGCGATCGTCTGGGGCGAGATGGCCGTCGCCACAGAGATGATCGAGCATCTCATCGACCCATACGCGTTCGTCCGAACCGTGGCCAGTAGGGCGAGGGTACTCATAGCCTCATCACCAAAGGACGAGACACCAGACGATCACTACGAACATCACCTATGGGCATGGGACATGCCCGGATACAGACAGATGATCGAGTCATGTGGAATGGTCGTCACCCATCACGATCCGTGTGGACCATTCCAGGTTTTGACCGCCGTCACACAACTGTGACCAGTGTATCGTCAAATTGGCAATTGACTAGATTCGGAGTGGAATATGAGAGCACTCGTAACTGGATGCGCCGGTTTCGTCGGGCGACACATGGTCAGAGAACTACGGCACCGAGGCTACGAGGTATACGGGGCGGACATCTTGGCGACAGATGGACACCCCGAATGGCATATTGACGCTCACAAGATCTTCGATGGTGAGGCATACGAGAACATCCGATTCAACCTCATCGTCCACTGCGCCTACCACATTGGTGGCAGGCAGGGAATCGATGGGGTGAACATGAGCCTCGCCAAGAATCTGAGCCTCGACGCCAGCATGTTCGAGTGGGCCGTCCGCACAGGCCAGGGTAAGGTGCTGTACTTCTCATCATCCGCCGCGTATCCAACCAGTCTCCAAACACTGGAGGCGAAACAGCGGCTCAGCGAGAACCACATCGACCTCGACAACATACGACAACCAGACTCCAACTATGGGTTGGCGAAGATAGTTGGCGAGAGACTAGCCAGAACCGCCATCACGATGGGTATACCAGTCAACGTCGTCAGACCATTCTCGGGATATGGCTCGGATCAGGGAGACGAATACCCATTCACCGCGATCGTCAAAAGGGCGAGTACCGGAGACGTCTCGGTGTGGGGAATGCCCGGCCAGACACGAGACTGGATCCACATTGACGACGTTGTCTCCGGGGCGCTCACGATCGTCGACAACAACGAGTATCGGCCCGTGAACCTGTGCACCGGTGAGGGTACCGAGATGGGCGAATTCGCTCTGAGCGTCGCCTACAAGTGTGGATACACAAACATCTCAGACAAGCAGGCCAAATATCTCATAGACAAACCAACAGGTCCCATGTGGAGAGTTGGAAACCCAACCAGAATGCTCCAACACTACTACCCCAAGATCACATTCCAGGATGGTATACAACGCAAGCTGAAAGCCATGCTACTCGACGACTCCAATGAGGCCAGAAAGTCATCGACACAACGTGAGGGTGAGAACGGATGACCGTCGTCGGAATCAGCATGGTCAAAAACGAGATCGACGTGATCGAGGGAACCATTCGGCATATGGCCGATGAGGTCGACTCACTGATCGTCTTCGATAACATGTCTACCGATGGGACACGCGAGACACTGGAGTCACTCGCGGAGGACCTACCACTAACCATCCTCGATGACAATGATCCAGCACATTATCAGTCCATCAAGATGAGCGCACTGGCGACATACGCGGCGGACTATGGGGCTGAGTGGATTGTCCCATTCGACGCGGACGAACTCTGGTACTCCCACGGTGGGCGTATCAAAGATGTTCTTCAAGAACTCGGCGATGGCTATGTCGAAGCGGTGCTGTACAACCACTTCAGCACGAGTGTCGACGAACCATATGATGATCCGTTCAAGCGGATGGTGTGGCGAAAGAGAGAGCCGGGAGCCATGGGCAAAGTCGCGTTCCGCTTTGAGCCAGGCTCAGTGATACGAGATGGAAACCACAGCGTGTCGCTCCCATCTGGTGCGGCCAGAATCAGCGCGCCCCTCGCGATCCGACACTTTCCCTACCGTGGTGCCGAACAGATGGTGCGCAAGGCGCTCCAAGGAGAGGCCGCCCTAGCCCTGACAGACCTCTCACAAGATATTGGCGCTCACTGGAGGGGATACGCGCGCATCCACCGCACGATGGGTGAGCAGGCGCTTATGGACGTGTACCGCGAGCATTTCTGGTTTAGCGCGCCGTGGGAGTCGGACATGATCCTGGACCCGGCACCATATCTTCGGTGGAAGCACTGATGGGTAGTCGAGTACGGGTGATCATCCCTTGGAGGGGAGGCTGCCAGTATCGGGAGGGCGCCCTCCGTAGAGTCGTGGAGTGGTGGGAGTCGACATACCCCATGCTCGACATCGGTGTGAGCCACTACCCCATGGAGCGTGGGCCGTGGTGCAAGGGCATGGCGATATGGGGCTGTGGTCAGGTCGCCGACGACGAGATCATCATCATCGCTGACGCTGACGTCGTCTGCGATCAGGTTCACGAGGCCGTTGCCGCCCTCGACATTCGCCGAGACGCCCCATTCTGGGGTATGCCACACCGTGACGTATACCGATTGAATGAGCAGGCCACGGCGCTCTACGTCCAGAACCAATGGAAACCCGACGCGACCCTACCCCGACGGGATATACAGCCATATCTCCAGCGCAGCTACGCCGGCTACCCGGGTGGCGGACTCGTGGTGATCAGGGGATGGGCACTCAACCACATCCCCATCGATCCCCGATTCACCGGATATGGCCAGGAAGACCATTCCTGGGCGCTCGCGCTGAGTCGCCTGGTTGGGGCACCATGGCGCGGACATGGCATCCTGTGGCATCTATGGCACCCACCGCAGCCACGGATACGGCCGGGCATCGGATCACTCGCCGGAATCAACCTCTGGCATCGGTATCGGTGCGCGACGACACCGGGTGCCATGTGGTCATTGGTCGAAGAGTCGAGAGCGGAACTGTTGAGGAACGCATGATCTACGTGGGAGAGATGATGTACAAGGTTCGGCTAGAACTGGAGACCGACACGGATGGTGTGGAAAGCGTGGTCACCACATCCATGGATAGGCCGTTGCTGAGGGGCGGCAATCTGGAGTCGGGAGAGCCAATTCTCATAGCTGGCTCAATCGGCACCGTCGCTGGCCAGATGCTCAGACACCTGGCTAGTGTTGATCAATATGAGAGGGCTGATCTGAGGGCTCAATGTATCGCCGCGCTTAAGGTAGCGATGCCAGTGTTCGATGGAAACACTGATGCTGTCTTCATCGGTCGTCCCCCGGCGGAGAGCGACGCCGGCGACGCGCACGACGGATATACTGGTAGCTGTCTTTCCCAGACAGATAAGTGAATAGATCGGTCACGTTGGGGCTGGCACTCTCGGGTGTCAGCCCCAACCGTGTCTAGATGATGCGTACGCGTTCCCAAGTACCATCGGAATGGGTGATTTTGATAGACCTATCGTTTTTGTCAAGTAGGTCTTCGATGATGGCATACATCAATATCGCCCGATTGATTACATTAGTTTTTGTTAGACCCGTCTCATTCATGAGACGGGTAATCTCATCATTTGACTTCTTGGTAAGGTTGATGGTGACTCTCATATCATTTGTCACCTTTGTCTTGGTATACCTCGTACTCCGGTTCCAGCAACCAGGAGTAGTCGCGGACATGCCGTTTGATCATGCGTAGCGCTTTCCGCTCCGCGCGTCTCCGGCCGAACACCTCAGCGGACTCGAAGTTGGCGTCGTCCAGTCCAATTTCATTGCCCATCAATGGAGCCATGATCTTAATTCGATATGTCCACCGTCCCATTCTCTTGATCTGTGCGTATGCCTTGTCGTGTTGGTGGTAGCCAATAATCATGTCTTTCCTCTCATACTGGATATTCTTCGCATCTCGGCTAGTGCGGCCAGCCGTACCGAGGTCGGCCCTGGCCTGTCGACGTTGACGCAAGCTCAGCACTTCCCATTCGGTGCGCTTTGGATTTAGACGTTCATTGCACCGGTGAACGCCCCTAGGAGAGCCATAAGCCTTGGATCCTGAGCCGTCGCCCCACTCCCACCTGTTGTGGGCTGAGCGGCGCTCTCCACGGCCTTCCCGGCATCCCTACACGCTGGGCACGCCTGCCTGATGCGGCCGTGCTCGCAGCGACGTGCTGAGCGCCGCGCGAGTTCCTGATGGTGCTGGTGCTGGCTGGCCAGCTGAGAGGCCCCACACACCACGCAAGCCCCGTTCGGCCCACCCTCGACCCAAGCGTGCTCACGCGATCCGGAAGAGCGCGCCGGAGCGGATTGGGGTGCCGCCATGGGTGGTGTCTCGGGAAGCTGCTTGAGTCGGGCGTGGTAGACCCCGGTGCCCTTCGCTGTTCCCAGGTCGCGGACAAGCTCGCGGCGCAGCGCCTCCGTCGACCACCCACCCGTGAGGCGCTCGGAGACAAGGAGCGCCAGCGAGGTCGCCGGCCTGTCCCCATGGATCGGGGGAAGAGCCCGTACCAAGGCGACAGCGTCCGGACTCACCTCCTGGGTTTCCTTCCTCGGAGAGATCTCCTCCTCCTCCTTTGGCCGCGCCTCGCGCGACGGTGAGAGACCTACGGAGG